ATTCCTACCCGCGCAGAATGTGGAAGTTTCAATGTCCACATATTTGGTCTTTGATAGACCTCCTGCCGGATTCTCAAACGCTGACGCAAAAGCAGTCTACGATGGCTTCATTGAAGCCCTCCAGGCTAGCTCGAGCGTTGTCGTTACGAAACTCCTTGGGAGTGAGTCCTAACGGACCCCACCCCGAGGATTACGTTTCTTCTTTCAGTATACTGTTAAGGTATCTGATTGAAGAACGAGAGAGGAGAGAATCGGAAGTGAACCAACTAAACCAGAACCATAATACTATGATTCTGCTGTTGGTCATCCTAGTGATCGCAACTATTGCGGCACTGGGTGGTCTTACTCTGTTCACAGTTCTTATTTAAGAGAGCTGTGAGCCCGTGTGATTAGGCTAAGGAAACATACACCCCCTATTTAAAGGAGGAATGTTTGAAAAGCCTGATCGTGCTCTGGAAAAAGATAGCCGACGAGTCGGCTATCAGATGTCGCACTAGCGCCACCATCGACTGTAAAACAGTCGAAGGTCGGTACAAACACGAGGGGTTACCGTTTTTGACGATAACCCTACCTTCCTTTGGAAAAGACTTCCAAAAAAGTCTTGACCAAGGGATTGTAGATCGCAACATGTTCCAGGGTTTTTCCTGGCATGCAGGTCTCCCCCGATTTCTCGGAGGTTTCCTCGATCTGGTGTTTGACCGTGGTAGCGGTGTGCTTCTCGATGAGCCGGACATAGATGCAATTCTCGCTATTAGACAATTGACTTTGATCTATAGCAAGATTCTGCTTCCTTGCTCCCCTGTAAGGGAGCAGAAGGCTATGTCTGACTATTTCGAGTGTGATAAGGAGGTGGCTCTGCACGATGAGACGATGGAACCGGCCGACCTGGCCGATTTCAAGCGTATATCGCGCATTTTGTTTCGGAGTCTGTTCTCGGAACTGGATCGCAAGATCTGGAACCTGGAACTTATTCCGAAGCACGGACCTGGGGCGACTGCGGATAAATGCCGTGCTAACGGCAAGTACCGTAGCCGCACCTGGACCGACCGCCTTGAGAGATATTTCCCGTCAGGGGACTATCTCTTTCCGAATGCACGTTATGTGCATGAGGAGGCGGTCCACCACCTAGAACCCGGTTCAGAGATACCTGTTAAAGTTATCTCCGTTCCTAAGACGATGAAGACCCCACGTATTATTGCCATAGAGCCAACCTGTATGCAATATGCACAACAGGCCATGCTTGAGGCAATAAACGAGGGAATCAATAAGAGGTTTCTTGTTGATTTCATCGGAACCGAGGACCAGTCGCCTAACCAGCGTCTGGCTCGGAAGGGATCCCTTACAGGATCCTTGGCCACGCTCGATTTGAGCGAGGCTTCCGATAGGGTCTCCAATCAGTTGGTACGGCTCCTACTCGACGACTTCCCCCATTTGCTAGGGGCGGTCGAAGCTTGTAGGAGTCGAACAGCTGATGTACCTGGAATAGGTTTAAAACGCCTATCCAAGTTTGCGTCTA